CCGCTACCACCTTGCTGCGGTCGTACTTGTGCTCTCCAGCCGCCCTGGTGATCCCGAGCGTGCTGGTGCTGCTGGGAGTCCCATCGGCGCCGGCCGGGAACGCTCCCTGCGTGGCGCGCTTGGCCAGTTCTTCCTTCACGCGGCGGTCCACTTCCTTCTGGGTCTCGGCCTGGCGCGCGGCGTCCGCCTCGGGCTTGTCCCACTCGTCGTAGGCCAGGTTCAGGTCGCCGCCCTTGGCCGTGGCTAGCTCCCCGACCTTCTTCCAGTCGATGGGAGTTTTGCGGCCCGCGCGCATGTGGCGCTCGATGAGGGTTCCCGAAGTGGTTAGCAGGTCGCTCCAGCGGTTGGCGTAAGTGTTCTGGATCGTCTCGTGAATCAGCTTTTGCACATCCTCATTGGACATGGGGCCGACACCGGGCTTGGGAGCGGGCGTGCCGGGAGCCGCTCCGTCGAGAGCGCCGTAGCGCTCCTGGTAGCGAGCCACGTCGTTCTGTAGCTTGATGATCGCGGCATGGTTTTCGGCTACCCACTGCTGGTATTGCTTAGCTCCCCAGGCACCGCCTTTACCCTCGTAGGCTTCCTGTACCTGCGCCAGCCGCGCGTTCAAATCGTCGAGATCCTTCTGCTGTTTGAGCGTGCCGGCCTTGGCCGCCACCTTCTCGTTCGCCGCCGCCGCCATGATGGCCTTCGCGGTGGCATCGTCGAGCCCCGCGCCATCCGTTAGATACGTGAAAAGTTCCTGTGCATTCATAGTTGCCAGCCTATCCGGTCATCCCCGGTCCACCCCCGCCAGGGGGCATTCCACCACCACCACCTACCGGAGCCGGGGGTCCGGGGGGAGCCATCATGTTAAGCCCTCCGCCGGCACCACCGGGGGAGGGTCCGCCCATGCCGGGTTGCAGCGCCTGCTGGGCCGCCATGGGAACCAGTGAGTTCGCCAGTGCTACGATCTGGGCGCAAACCTGCTCGGAGCCCGGAACCGCTCCCGAACGGACGATCTGCTGGCAGGCCGCCATAATGGAATCGACGGCCGCCTTGATCGGAGCGATACCGGAGACCAAGGACTGTAAGAAGCCGGGGGGCTGGGCGCTGGCGTCGCCCCTCCCCCCGGCAGCCGGCGCGGCGGGCAAATGCAAGGGAGGCAGTGGAGACTGAGCCGCAGCCGAAGGTGTGGGTCCGAAGCCGCCCATGCTACCCCTTGCACGCCGGAGAGCTTGCCATCTTGCCGAACGACTTGGCGCCGCCGCCCTTTGCCAGGCCCGCGGAACCCTTGGTTTTCTTGCCGAATCCGGGCTGGCCCTTGCCGCCGCCAGCCATGCCGCCTGCTTTCGCCATTATGTGGTCGCTCCTTTGCGTCGAAGTTTCGAGAGTGTTTCGGAGAGCCTTGAGCTTTTGCCGAGCTTGCCGGGCGCGCCCTTGGAGAAGGAGTCGGAGGCTGCGGTGGCGCGCCGGGCCTTACGAGCCAGGGAGCGCTTGCCCATGTACTCCTCGTCGTCCCATAGCGGGTCGCGGGCTGGGGCGGTTGAGCTACCCATGATGGAAGCCTTTCAAGGTTTCCGCCAGCCGGGCGCGTTTGCCCAACTTGCCTCCGGCATGTTCGGCCTTGCTGAGTTTGGCCGCCGGGATCTTCTTGCCCATGGGCACGCCGAGTTCCTTGTGCAGAGCGCCGGGATGCTTGATGGCGCCCTTGATCCATTTATGGGACCCGCGAGAGTCCTCGTTCTCGCTTCCGGCCATGTAACGCTTGGGTTTCTCTTCGGCCATAGAGCGTATGCCTGCTATCTAGCGCATCTGAGTGGAATCGTAGCACGAATGTCAACGAAGGTGTTACGGACTACAGAAATGTCAAGGTGAACGCGGGCGGCTAACTGGTCTGGAGGGTTACGTCGCCCGCGCCGTTATTGCTGACCTGTGGAGGAGCCTCATTCGTGGCTTTCCTCCCTTGCGCGTTGGCGATCATCCCGATGCCGAGCTGCTGCTGCAACTGGAGCCGCTCCAATTCCGAAGTGGGCACGTTGATGGTGGGCGGCGCGAAGTTCATGCGGCCCATGCGCTCCATCAAGGTAAACACCGACAAATACCCCATCTTAGCCAGCAGCAGATCCTCCATCAGGTCCTGCTTGGCGGCCGTGTTCAGCAACGACCCCGGCTTGTAGTTGTAGCTGAACGACTTGAGCATCTCCTTGGCGCGCATGTACAGGGGCCGCGGGTTGTCCATGCCCATCGCATCCTCGGTGGAGGCTATATCTCCAGGGTCGCCGTCCGGTATATCGTCGGGGATGAAGGTGCGCGGGTCGTAGTCGTAGTCTTCGGGGGTCACGGCGCTGGGGCCGAACTTGGCGATGCGCTTGGAGAGCGTGTCGAACTCGGCGATGGAGTACAGGTATTGCTCGGCAAACTCCCGCATGAAGCCCTCCAGGATGCGGGAGCGGAGGCGAATGTTCGGCGTCATCGCCTTCATGATCGTGTCGATCGTGTCGTCCGAGGGGATCTGGTTCAGTTGGGCCAATTGGCTTACATCGGCGGTGCCCGAGAGTTGCCGCATGGTCTCCTGAATCCACTCGATGTGCTTCCACAGCGCGGCGTCGAGGGGTCCTGGAGGGACAATCTGGATGCCCTTGCCAGAGGCCATGTTCGTGCGGAGCTGCCAGCCGGCGGCGCGAGAGTTGAACTTGTTAAGTGCGGCAGTGGAGACGTTCCGGTCGGCCACCACGCCCGGCTGGGCCACTTGGGCGGCATGATCGTCGATAATGCGCAGCAGGGAGTTCAAGCTGCCGCCCAATGGCAGAATGTCCCACAGGGGGGCCTTGCCAAGCCACGCATTGGGCCACGGATTCAGCGTCAACTTTATCAGTGGGTATTGGGCATGCCAGTACGGCGAAGGCCCATCGTACAGGAGGGCGCCCCCGCCCCAGACGATGAGGCGCTTGAACGGATAGAGCGGCGCGCCGGGAGGCACCTTATACGACCAAGCGCTCTTGGGCGTGTCCCGGTCCTCCCACTCGCCCATGTAGACGGTCGTGTTTTTCTTGTTCGTGCGCCGGTCGTCTAAGTACATCGTGTTGACGAACACAGTAGGCGTGGAGGGGATGGCTTCGTCGCCTCCCTGGTGCTTGGAGAGGGGGCCGCCATGACGGGCCTTGCCGCCGCCGCCGATAATGCGGGTGAACCAGCCGAAGATGCCCGGATCTCCCACGTCGGCTTTCACTTCTTTGTGGTACTCGTTCCGCACCCAAGTGAGAGTCCGTGCCCGGCGCACAATCACCCCGAGCGCATCCTGGAACGTGTGATAGGACAGGGGCTCGATGGGGAAGACATGTCGCGGATCTTCCGCTTCGACCATCATGTCGTTCAGGCGCCGCGAGTAATACATGTGCGCGATGCCGGTGCCGGCAATGCAGTAATAGCGGATGATGTCGGCGACGCGCAGGTCGATCAGCCGGGAGGTATACCACAGCTCCGCGTCCTTATTCGAGAGGCGCGCTTGAGCCTCGTACTTAGGGTTGGTCGTGGTGTAGTTCCAGAAGACTCGGGTATCCGTGAGGAGCGCCGTTACATCCTCGGCCGTCTTGGCGACAAAGTTGGCGCGGGTGCGGCTCAAGGGCTTCGGCGTGGGGACGTAGCTGGCGGCGGACTCCCGCTCGAAGTCGAATATAGCATCCAGCGAGCGGGAGATTTTGTCGTACCCAACGGCCGATTCGACGAAGTGGCGCCCGTCCTTCAGGCGCTCCTCGCACCACTCCAAGATGGAGAAATCCAGGGTGCCGGGCTTGGCTTCATCGGTCTTGAGCGGGGGCAGATCGGAGGTATAGTCGGCCATCAAGCCGATTATACAGCAGGCTCGTCCAGGCCCTTAATCGGCAAAGGCTCGCAGTGGGAAGTGGTGTCGCGCTCCAGCAGGCCCGAGCTGGGGCTGTAGTTGGAGGCTTCATGCACCCGGCCCGTATCGCGCTCGAAGGCGGACATGGAGCCAATCTCCTCGCGCACGAAGCCCTCGCGGGCGTAGACGGCAGGCATCGCCATGTCGTTCCGGGGAGGATAGCGCACTTCGTTCGTGCCGGGGTGGCGGTAGACTACGGCCTTGGCGGAATGGCGCAATTGAGAGCGCGGGGTGCCGCAGACGGGGCAGACACGCACGATGCCGGGATGCAGGCGGCGGCAGCAGATCCAGGCTTCGCAGGACATACAGGCTCAGTATACGTGCGAGAAGAGAGCCGAACGGAACACGTTATGCCACAGATAGTCCGCCGGGTCCTGATTCTGGGCGCGGGTCTGGATGCGCTTGAGCACGTCGGCGGCGATGAAGATCACGGCCTCGCCCGTGCCATCGGGACGCACGGTGAGCGCGCAGAACTCGGTGGAATAGTCGGCGTTCGGATCAATTAACTCGCGCTTGGGAGGGGAAAATTCGGGCGCGGCTGGCTGGACTGGGGGGTTCGGTTTCGCCGCGCCCGCCGAAAGAGGTTTGGATCTAGATGGCGCTTGCACGTTCACGGGGAGTATTGTACAGGTGAAATAGCCCCAGAGTCAATACCAATCTTCGGTCGCTTCCTCGCGTATCTCCCGCCAGGATTTGTGCTCGCCCAGCACGGGCGCCATGCGTTGCGGCTCCGTGATCGGAGTCGTGGTCACGGGCTCGCTCGTGCGCTCGGGGTCGTAGGTCCACTGATGTCCGGCCCAAAACGCCATGTTTGCCGCCTGGATGCGGTCGTCGTGGCTCCCATAAGCAGCCT